ATTTGGGAATTCGAGCGCTGGCAGGCACGATTTGGGAATTCGCGAGAGCGCAGGCACAAAAAAGTCCATTTGGGAATTCGCGCTGGCGCTGGCACATACGCGGGCACTCGCCCGCTGGCTCGCGGGCAGATCGAAATCGGGCGGTTTCGCAGCTGAGAGTTTGCTGAGAGATTCCTGAGAGTTTCCTGATAGAACAAGTGTTCGAGAGACCGCGCTCGCAAAATCGAACAAGTGTCCAAAACGCGGGTGGGCGTTTACTAGGTAAACATTAGATAACAATTTGATTACAACGCTTGACTTTTGACCATAGACTAAAAACGCGCTAGAAAGCCCCTACAAGCCACGACCCCCGCCAATGGCTAAACACCCCAGACACCCCCCGAAAACCCCCCTAGAAGGCTATAAAAAAAAGTCTAAAAAACACCCTAAAATGTCCAACACGCTACCCAAAAAGCACTAGAATTAGAGAGTGGCAACACCGCCACACAAAGAAGGAGAGCAAAAAAAAATGAGCACACTAACACCAGAGCAACAGACCATAATCCTTAGCCAATGGGCAGAGTTTCGCGCCAGCTTTGGAGATGAAGCACCCCCAAGGGATACCCCGCGAAGTTGGGGCTTTGAGATAGAAACACCAAGCGCGGATGAACTACACGAAGCCTTGACACGCGGAGACCGCGCGTTATTGAACTTCACCCAAGATTCAAGTATTGAAGGCGGGGGAAGTGAAGATTGTAGTTGCGAATGTCGCTATTGCTTGTATCACGAGTGCGACTGTGATTCTTGCGAAGTTGAAGGGAGTGATGACCCAGACCACGGGTGCGGGAGTGATGAGTGCTACCAAGAAGGAAGCGAATACCAAGAGATAACCACGCTTGACGGGGGAGTGAAAACCACACACCCCCAGGAATTAGCCGTCTTGGTTGCCGCGGGACTTGAGAGCGCAAAAATCACAAGTCAATGCGGACTTCACTTGAACATAGGAAGCGCAGACCTAAACCCCGCGCAGATCGCGAGAGTGATAAGCGCCTACCGCATAAGCTACGACCTTCTAACCGTAATCGCGGGCAGAGAGTCCGAACGCTATGCGCCGAAGCCAGTCCCAGAATACGAGACAATGGCACACCGAAGCGAAGCAACTGGAAAATTCACCGCCGTCAATACACAACACCACTACCACAATCTAGGAAGCTACGGAGACCGCAACCGCGCCCGCCTAGAGTTTAGGCAACACGAAGGCACGAACAACCCCGCCGAGATTCGCGCGTGGGCTTGGCTAATGGTTGAGCTAGTCCAATTCGCAAAATCAACCCGCCCGCTTTATTGGATAGCGCAAGCCAAAACGCTGGACCAATTCCGCAAAGCGTTGCGCTAGAAAACCGCGAGACCCGCCCGCCTAGCAACCCCCAAGCTGGGCGGGCTTTCGCATACCCAAACAATTCAATTTTATAGGGGATTTTTAGGTCAGGAACAGTCTACGAACCGTATACCCAGTTTTGCCAAAATCAGCCATTTGGCTACCTAGGACTATAATAGGACTATGAAGTTCACCGTCAGGCTAGATAATAACGAGCAAGTCGTATTCGACATTAGGCTCTTTGATGGCGTTGACCGTGACGGAATAAACGTTTACACTTGTAGAGTAAACAACACAACATTGTATTTTGAGTGCGAGGCTAACAGTGAGGTCTGGACGGTTCTCGACAAAGCGATAATCGCCCTCAATGAATTCAGAAAAAAAGAGGTCCGCTGAAAATGTCAAACTCAAAAAATTTCGCTAGTCAGATTTTCCAAAAACCAAGCTCATCTCGTTCACTCACAGACCCTGTGCCGGAAATAGAGGAAGCCCTCGAACAAGACATACCGACACCACAAGACATGATTGACAGTTTGTACCGAATTATGATGGAACGCCTTGACAAGATTGAGGAACTTCTCAAGAAAGATTGTAAATGCCAAAAGAAGTAGCAGCGCTAGATGAGATTCTTCTACGCCTTGCAGCTGATGGTGCTTCGGCGGATGAGATTGAACGCCAGACTGGGATACCTGCAGCTCAGGCTGTAATGCACATTAAAAAGATTTTGCAGTCTCGCGACATCTGGACTGATTTTGAACGCCGTCAGCTTTTGCTTCGAGAACTAAACGAACTCAAAGACTCAATGCGCCAGAACGCCTTGGAGATGAAAGACCCGCAGTCAGCAAGGTTGCTACTCCAGACCCTCCAGACAATTGCCCAGCGCTTGGACTCCGAGCAGAAGCAGTTGGATGTAGACATCGTAAAGGTGACAGAGCATCAAGCTAAAGTGATGGGTCGCGCATTCGACATTGCGCTGAATCACATGAAGAGTGAGCTGATGAAGTTGTACCCAGAGGTCTCACGCGGTGAATTGGATTCGATTGCACAAGAAGGTTTAATTAAGGCCAAGTACGACCTAGCTGCGGAGAAGTAATGTCAATAAGCGAAACCTGTAGCTGTGGAGCTAACTTTACTGCTGAGCGTAATGATGAGCTCAAGCTTTTGAATGCTTGGCGCACCACGCACAAATGCTCACATCCCAAGCAGGGTGACTTGGCGATTGTAGACATGGCAAGAAGCGACATCGCCCCAGACTTAACCGAACCCGAACTGCACATTGGGTTCAGACGCTTGGAACAGGACGATGACGACTAATGCCAAGTTTAGGAAATGAAGCCACGGTTTCAGGCACTGACGTTTGGCTAACCCCAAAACCAATCTTGGAAGCGCTTGGCAAATTTGATTTAGACCCATGCTCATCAATCGATAGACCTTGGGATACTGCAAAGCACCACTACACAATTGAAGACGATGGCTTAGCCCAAGATTGGTTTGGCAGAGTCTGGTGTAACCCACCTTACGGTCCTGGCATGGCACCATTTTTAAAACGGATGGTCGAGCATGGAAATGGAATTGTTTTAATCTTTGCAAGAACCGAGACCAGAGCATTCTTTGATTATGTTTGGGATAAGGCAGATGCGCTTTTGTTTATCAAGGGTAGACTTAGATTTCATACGCCAGACGGTAAAACAGGTGGCACCGCCGGAAGCCCTAGCGTTTTGATCGCCTACGGCGAGGAAAATGTAAAAGCTCTAGAAAACTGTGGCATTGACGGAAAGCTGGTTTACCTTGATTGATGACGTAATTGACAATGTTGTAAAAGACCTCCAGACTAAATCCAAGCAGGAGCTTTACTTTGATGACCCAGTGCTCTGGGCAGAAGAAGTTCTAGGCGCTGAGCTTTACTCAAAGCAAAAAGAGATGCTCCGCTCACTTGCGAATAATAAACGCACCGCAGTCAAGAGCGCCCACTCGACAGGTAAGAGCTACACCATGGGCATCGCCGCTTGCTGGTGGGTAGCAACCCGTGGACCAAACTCCTTGGTAGTTTCTACCGCACCGACCTACGCGCAGGTGAACAAGATTCTTTGGGAAGAAATTCGCAAGCATTATGTTGAACACAACCTGCCTGGCAAGATTACCCAAGGTGACGAGTGGAAAGTTCCGGTCGAGGGTTACGACGAGAAGGGTAACAAGCGAATAATTGAAAGACAGGTTGCCTTTGGGCGCAGACCTGCCGACATGGACATGAGCGCCTTCCAAGGTCTTCACCGACCTGACGGTGTGTTGTTTTTAATTGACGAGGCTGTAGGTTGCCCTGAGATGATTTTCACTGCAGCCGAAGTTAACACCACCGCTGAGAACTGTAGGATTCTGGCGATTGCTAACCCTGATGACTACCAGAGCGCATTTGGAAAAATCTTTAAGCGCAACGACCATACTTGGAACAAGATGAGCATCTCTGCGATGGACACCCCAAACTTTACTGGCGAGAGCGTATCTAAAAAGCTATCTGAATTGCTACCGCAACCTCAGTGGGTAGAAGATATGAAGACCCAGTGGGGAGAAGAGTCCAGCCGTTTTAAGAGCAAGATTCTAGCTGAGTTCCCAGAAGAGTCGGACTCGATGTTCTTCACCCAGACAGCGATTGATAAAGCTATTGACTGCGACTTCCCTGAGGACATGGACATACCTTGTGTAATGGGCGTTGACGTTGCCCGTATGGGTGATGACTACAACAGCATTTACATTAACCGTGGTGGCAGACTGCGCTTGCACTCTACTTGGAACAAGGTGACATTGACAGAGACCTCTGGAAGAATCCACCGAGCAGCAATTGATAACGCTGCAACCGAAGTTCGCATTGACGGCTCTGGTATCGGTGCTGGTGTAATCGATATTCTTATGAATGATCAAAGCTACACTGGCAAGAAGTACAAAGTTATCTCAATGATTGGTTCTGGTAAGTCACCAGACACTCTTCGCTGGCTAAACGCCAGGGCTTTGTATTATGACCAGATGCGAGAGAAGATGCAACAGAGTCTTCTGGATGTTGACTTTGACGATGAGAAACTACTTGATGAAATGCTAATGATTAAGTTTAAATTTTCCCCTAAAGGTGGAATTCAGATTGAATCTAAGGATGATATGCGTTCTCGTGGAATGAAATCCCCTGACAATTTGGATGCTGCAGTTTACGCCTCAGCTGAGATTAGTGCGATTGTAAACAATCCCTACGCTGATTACGAAGATGGCACAGTATTTAATTTAGACCCATGGGCAATGCTTGAGATGGGCGATAGACGTGGTATGCCGCTTTAAAAGCATGATAGAATAACTTTATGGAAGAAAACCTAGACATTTCTGCTCTAAATGAGCAATTTACCCGACTTCAGAGCGAAAACTTCGAACTTTCTGAAAGTTTAGCCAATATCTCTATCATGCTGGACAACCAAGGTTGGAACCCGCTTTATGATACAGAGAAGGGTGGGATGAGTCTTGAGGATGTAAAGCAAGCTTCTAGACAGCTTCGTGAGCTTGCGATTGGTAATCCACTTATCAAGCGTGGTGCAAAGCTTCGCTCATCTTACGTCTGGAGCCGTGGCGTAAACTTCCCAAGAATGACCTCTCGAGTTCGTAACAAGATGTTTACCAACCTAAACGAGCGTTATATCTTCTCTCAAGAAGCTTATGAAGAACTTGAGATGGCAGCCTACACAGACGGCAACATATTCTTACTTGGTAAAGATACTGACAGCCAGTTCATGCGCGTTGGGCTAGAAGAGATTACTGGCGTAATGACTGACCCAGATAACAAGGAAATAATTTGGGCTGTTCGCAGAACTTGGAAGCGCAAGATTGCTATCAACGAGGTTGAGGTAATCCGCTGGTACTACACAGATAGCTACCCAACTAACCGCCGTAGACCAACCAACGTTCAAAACTCAGCTGGCGTAAACGAGACTGCTGATGTTTCCTACACAATGTTTTACCACTCCTTCAACCGCCAAATTGGTTGGACTTTTGGAGTCCCTGACGCTATCTCCGTAATCGCTTGGGCCAAACTATACAGAGAGTTCCTAGAAAACGGCGCAATCATGACAAAGGCTTTGGCTCAGTTTGCCTACAAGCTTTCATCTCGTGGTCGTAATGGTATTAGTACTGCTGCTGCAAAAATCGCAGTTCCAGACGGTCAGGCTAACCGTATCGGTGCTACCGCTGCCATGGGTGCTGATGTAGACCTAATCCCAATGCCTAAGGCTGGTGCTGGATATGATTTTGAAAGCGGTAAGTCACTTGCCTCAATGATTGCTTCTGGTTTGGAAGTTTCGGTTGTGGCTTTGCTAGCTGACCCAGGTTCTTCTGGTTCCTACGGAACTGCCCAGACTCTTGACACGCCGACACAGAAAGCTATGGAAGTTAGACAGCGAGCTTGGAGTTCTTTGATGAAGAGAATCCTTCGCTACATGGGCGCTCCTGTTGATGTTGAAATCAGCTGGCCTTCAATCGAGACAGAGCCTACTCACAGAATGGTTCAGGCGCTTGCTATGGCTTGGGAGTCTGGAATCTTGCAGGCTGATGAGTACAGAACTGCGATCTTGGACATCTTGGATATTGTGCCAGTACAAGTTGCACCACCTCGTGGTGTTATGATGCCGAACAATACTGAGTACACACAGAGCACAACCAACGATGGACAGAACACAGTAACTCCATCTCAAGGTAATTCTGGTTCTGTCGGTGCGCTTGATGATGGCGATAATCAGCTAAGAGACCAAAACCTCTAAAGTTCAAATTACCTATGTGCTAGAATTGCTTTTAGGTAATTATTTATTTGGAGCACTATGGCAATCAAGCTAAAAGAAAACATGGCACTGTCTTCGACAGGTGCATCTGGCAAGCTTTGGAAAGTCAAAGTTATTGAGTCAGGTTGGGGCTCCTCAGGTTACTACGGCGCAAGTATGCTAGCCGAATACGGCCCTCGTGTTTTCAAGGCTGGCACAAAAGTTTTTATGAACCACCCATCTGCAACCGAGACTTCTGACCGCCCAGAAAGAGACGTTCACCAACTTGCTGGAAAGCTTGTTAGTGACGCTGTTTTTAAAGAGAACGGTCTTTACGCAGACATCCAATTTTACTCACACTACGCCCCGATTATTTCGGAGATGGCGGAAGATGTCGGGTTATCAATCCACGCTCTAGGCAACGCTGTAGAAGGCGAAGCTGAGGGTAGGCAGGGACCAATCATTGAATCGCTTGTTGAGGACCCCCTCACAAGTGTTGATGTGGTCACAGTAGCCGGAGCAGGCGGAAAATTCGTCGCTCTACTAGAAAGCTACAAACGATTAGGTGAAGCTGCAGAACTTGTAGCGGAAACCGATACGGAAGGAAATGGAATGTCCATAAGCAAGGAAGAATTTGATGCAGCTATTGCTGACCTCAAAGAAGCCTTCGTTGAGGCACTCAGCCCACTGCGGGAATCGGTTTCGGTTCTTGTAGAGGCAGCCACCCCTGCCGAGACAGAAGCAACTGAAGAAGTAACAGAAGAAGAAGTTGCCGATGCGCTCGACCCAGTAGAGGTTGCAGAGAAATTCAACGAATCAGGACTGCCAAAGATTGCGCTTACACGCGTAGCCGAGGCGATGAAGTCCGAAACCAACACTAAGTCAATTGATGAACTGATCACCGAGGAGAAGGCTTACGCCGACGCTCTTCGTGCGGATGTAGTTGCTTCAGCTGAGGAAGTTGTTGGAACCGTTCAGGAAGCAAAGACATCATCACTATCAGATGAATTTGCTGCCATCACCAGCCGCATTGCCGGCGCAAGAAAGTAAGGAAAAGTAATGGCTCTTAATGAGATTTACAAAGACGCTAACGAACTAGTTTTCGCTGTTAACACTGCTGTCGTAAAAGGCAACCTTGTTAAAATTGAAGACGTTGTTGGTCTAGCACAGAACACCGCAGTAACTGGTGAGGACGGACTAAAGTACTCCACCCTAAAGCTCGACGGTGCAATGGAAATACTATTTAAGTCCGGTGACACATTCGTAGTTGGCCAGAAGGCTTACGGAGTTGCTAACGGAACAACTGGTGTTATCCCAGAAGCCCAGGAGTCCGCAACTAGCGCAAAGCTAATCGGACACGTTATCAAGGTCTTGACCACAACTGTTGTTGTTCGTCTAGCCCAGAACTAAGGATAGGTAAAATGACCGAAAACATCACCCCACGTCAGGTCGAGGCAGCGAAACTTCTTGAAGGAGCGCTACGCGGAGACCGCAATGACAGAATCAAGCTACAGGAAGGTATCGCAACTAGCGACCTACCAGTTCAGCTTGCACCAGTAATCAACAAGATTCTATTTGAGAACTACCAAGAGCTTCCAAAGATTTGGGACCAGTTCGCAACTCGTATCGTTGTAGATGACTTCCGCAAGCAGCAGTACCTAAACCTTCGTTACGAAGATGACGGCATGGACAACCAGGGCGACAAGTTCCGTGAAGGTTCTTTGCCTACCGTTGGCGAGTACGACGAGTACCCAACTGCTGGTTGGTTCTCAGTAACTGAGTCCGACTTCGCAGTTAAGAAGGCTGGACAGAGAGTACGTTTCTCATGGGAAGCTGTTGTCAACGACAACAACATCT